GTCGATTACTTCAAAGCTTTAGAATTATCTTGTTTCTGCTTCGGATGAGGGGTGCGTACTTTTCGTCTTCGTTTCCGCTTCTCCTCAGGTTTACGAGGTCTCTCTTTCTCTTTAGATATTGGAGTCGGTTGTTCTTCAACATCTTCTCGTGCATGTAAAGTCGCGCCATCAACAACGACATCAACGCTTGTTGGTGGTGTGGCTCTGGGCTCGACACATAATGGAGCTTTAATAATTTGCGGGAGCGTTCGGGTCGAAGCCATCCAGTTATTGAAAATGGTTCGGTCGAAGTCCGGGAGCAAATAATCGAGCTCGAAATCCATCCATCGGTCAGTGTTTTCATTGGGGAATTGGACACTGTCATCAAATTTGCTCCACCAGTGAGCGACTCCAGATAATGCTGGGGTCCGCTTAAGGTGCAACATAGACACCGAGTCTGACAATCGTATAACACGTTTGCAGATCGGGCCGATGATTGGGGTATTACGATCGGTAGCCAACCATGCGCGGGCCTTCTCAACCAACTTTGCCTCAGGCGTGACGTTATCAGGTAAGCGGACCGTTGTATGGAACTTGGAGAGCTGTCTCTTGATGTCGCACATACTATCAACACTTCCGAACCAGATCTTCGGTGAATAGATGCGTGCCAAGAAATTGACTCCTCGATCGCCTCTGTGTAGTACAGAGGCCTCCAATAACAATCCAACTTTACTTGCTGCCCATTGAAAATTTCGCTGGGGTAGGTCACCATCGAGGCCATCGTCACCGTTATGGATTCCCAATGCTGAGAAAGCTTCCTGTGAGCTGAGCTTGCGGCCCTCAGGGGTGATGACGTTGCGGTAGGCGAGGTACGAGGTAAAGGCTGCTCGTAGGGTTTGCGCGACGCTAGTGTCAGGGTTTCCAGACCCCTGACTAGTTCCTTGCTCAAACTTGGTTCCTTGTGGCAAATAGCCGACATTGTTATAACCTAGTTTTAACAACTCATTCAAATCGGTGCGGTAATCTTGGAAAGCCATCATAAAGATCGCCCGATCCAACCTCCGTATGGTCTCAGTGATCGTTCCATCCATCCTATGATAGTCAGAAAGATTTACGAACTCTGAAACCGAACAAATTTCACCAACACGTTGGGCTAATTCGACGGGGGTTTTCCCTGGACCGTACCACGGAAAACGTTTACAGTGTTCTGCGAGTGCAAGCGTAAAATGGCCAATGTTGAGCTTGACCTTATCATCAAAGGTTGTAATGATTCTTGGGTCTTTAGCACCAGCGTATGCTTCAGCTTTAATAAAGCATTTAACAATACGCCTGTCCATTCTACCCTGCACCGTGGCTTTTCTAAGAGACACACGTTGGGCAGCACCGATTTGCTTCTGTTCAATCGTTTCATATTGAACTGGAGCTAAGCGACACCCACCGACCACTAGGCCGGCGAACTCTCGGATACATTGCTCTCTAAAAGAGTGGAAATTGGGTTCCTGTTGCTTTAATTTTTCAATTCTCCCTCTCACAGCTTGCTTCTCTGACGCTTCGTCATTGACGGGACAGTAGGCAGCATGTATGAGTGGGCTCATGAAAGCCTGTAGCTTCACTTTCGCATCTTGATTATACTTACTAGCAGCATAAGAATAATCGCGAACAGCAGCCGATACAGGAAACACACAATGCTGGGGTGGTGGGCACTGGGCACGATGGTACTCAGTCAATATGACAGCATGGCCACGAGAGAGATCCTTTGGAAGGTGACTCTCTACAGTGGGAAGCATCAAATTGGTTGTGGCTAACCGAGCCACACCAGCAATGGTGTCAGAAATCTCGCAAGAGACAGTGGCAGACGAATAAGACGATGGACGAGCAACTGTTAAGTGCTTAACACCATCTTTCATCACTGTAAATGAGATGAACTTTGAACCATCTTTCCCAACTACAACGGGGTTAAAACGTTTCAATGGACTCTCATCCAACAACCATCTTGCAAGAAGGGTTCCCAAAATTCCAAACTGACGGAGTGGGACCAATGCCACGACCTGTCGATGATTCGAAACTTGCTTCCGTTCAATCGCGTAGGTGGTGGTCTTATAGGGTAAACCAAACCAGTAGGCAGTCGCACGGGTCGAGTCACTACCGTAATCCCATAAGGAATGTTCATAATGACCTGATCCGGTGACATCTGAGATTAACAAGCCCTTTTCATCAAAGCAAAAGGCAGTGTCATCACATCCTCCGGTCGAGGCAACGTCAGGGACAACAGTATACATGAGATAAGGCCGGGGGTCATTCGCAATTAGATTAGGCATGTCAATATAATAATCAACATCACAAATCCAAGCGAAGTCCGTAGGTTTCATCTTATCATTCCTGTTGTCAGCTTTTGTATCCTTGTTCCATCGCCACTGGCGAGATCCACGCATATCCTTCCTCTGATCAGATTTTGACATCTCAATCGAGTAAAGTTCAGCTCCTGCCTTTAATGCAACTAAATCGGCATATTGTCGGGCAGTGGTCCTCAAGCCAGCGGCGTTGGGGTGAGTGTGTCCTTCCACAACCTTGTGGTCGGGCACGCTCGCGGATTGGAGAGCATCAACAACTACATCTGATTCAATTACCATATGTATTTGTGTGCTCTCCAATACTGCAGAGGCGACACCTCGCATGTCTGCAGTCTTCCATTTCCACAAAATCGCTCCAGTACCTAGGAGCGGTAAGCATATTGCAGCTGTGGGCATGGGTGCTAGTTGATAGCTAGCGGTC